CGTTATCAGTTGGGAAGTCACCTGATCCTTCAGCGTATGTAAACTTGGTGTTAATCATGACACGGTATCCACCTAATTCTGTGTCAGGTGCTGCACCATGACCTACAGATGGAGGAATGATAACCTCAACAGATGCACCAGATCCTGCTCCAGCTCCAATACCGTTGATCTCATCAATAACCACTGTCCCGAATGTATATCCTGATCCACCAGATGTAACAGTAGCAGTAACAAGTTTACCACCGTCAACCACTAGTGATACACGTCCACCAACACCGTCTCCTTTAATAGGGACGTTTTCGTAGGTGCCGTTGTTGTAACCAGTACCTGAAGATCCGATAATAACTGTATCAATCTCTCCACCAACAGCATCAGAGATAACAGCAGTATCTTCCAACACTGGCATATACTCGTTAGAGAAGAATTTTAAAACTTGTCCAACAGGAATAGTATAGAGATATTTCCAACGATAACCATCAGCAGTTGTGATGATAGATGTTGAAGTACCTGTAGGCTCAACGGTAGAAGGTTTTCCGTTTGGATCGGAAGGACTTGTGCCATTGAAAATACACTTATATGTTTGATAAGATGAGTTAACAACGTAGAAGTCTGCATCATAAAGTTTAGTAGCACCTGACGCAGCAGTCTTGGTAGCAGAATAGTCATGTCTATACATGTCATAGACGTAACCTAGTCCACCAGTAGTTTGCTCAGGAGGAATCCAGTTGATTCTTCTTACAACTTGAATCGTGTCATTTGCCAAAACTCTCTTTAGGGAGATCATGTCAGAAAAGTTGTCAGCAAATTCCTGTAGCGAATCCGTTGGATCGGGCGGGTCATTCTCGTTGTCCCAGCTTTGAGGTCTACCAATGAATACATACAGTCTATCTCTAGAGGATCCCGCATTCAAATCGGACTGTGCCGAATCGGGTCCTTCCAGAGACTTAATGAATCTCTTGGCAGTAAAAATTCTAAACTGGTCGGTTAATAGTGCCATATCTAGCTATAGGTCTCCCATACTTTATTTATGGAGTTTTTAATCGTCTTCATTTCGGACTCTGGTTGTATACTCAGTAAAGATGTGCACACCTGTTGCACCTGACCCTTGACCTTGTATAGTTTCACCCGCAGCAAACTTGCTTGCAGTATTAGATGCAGTTACACCCGAAACATTTAAAATGAATTCACCGTCTCTGTCACCTGCTACAATACTTACAAAAGTTGCAGTAACACCGCTAGTTTGACCTGTTACAATCTCACCTACAGCAAACGTAGACGTATTTCTATTTCTAACAGCAATCGCACCTATGGAAATATGAGTGTCTCCATCACCCAAAACCCCCGCTGTGACTACTGTTGCAAGTTGCGGTGGACTATTTCCGTCGTATAGTTTGTCCGCTGCTTGGAATAAGGTGATATTCTGTCCACCCAATTCTTCCTCAATACCATATTTAGATGATGCAATACCACCATCTAGACTTGTATCATTTTCAAATTCTGTGCCAGTATTTACGAGATCGATAATACCATCACCCACTCCGTCTAATTCATCATCATCCTCAAACGCTTTGTTTAGGATCGCTGATAACGGATCAGTAAAAGTAACAATGTCGTTACCTGCACTGTCAATTATGACGTGTGGTGATACACCTGTGCCACTAGATTGTGCAGATCCACCAACAAACTGTATAGATGCAGTCTTATCAGCAGAGTTACCACCATCAATAAATGCTAATTCATCAACCTCAAAGGTTAAGAATAACTCATGTGCAACAGGATCCCAGTCATAAACTATAGCAACCCTACTTGTTGCACTAGCAACAAAACGTTTTACTTGGTCAGTAACTGAGAAAGAGTATTGCGAAATTCCATTAGCGTCGTCTTGCAGAGTGTCAAGAATAACCTTTTGGTCAAATCTAAAGTTGATACCCCTGTCGAGTCCAGTAAAGGAGGTTGCTGTTTTACCAGTATACCTGACGATTTCCTTCCCAACCAAGAATTTACCTGAGCCTGGATACGCTGCAGTAGTCTCGACGTTAATGGTCGAATCACTTGGTGCCACATTTGAAATGAGACCAGTAAGATTATAAACGATACTATTAAGAGACTGACGATTCCTCTGTTTACGGATGAGATTGGTATCTCTAGCAAATATAACTTTAGGACTTGTAGTATATCCATTACCCTGATTAGATAGATCTATAGCAGTAATGGCACCCAAGTTAATATCAGCAGATGCTGCAGCACCTCTTCCTCCTCCACCAATGATCTGCACAATAGGTGCAGTCTCAAAAAATTCACCTTGGTTAGTTAAAGTTATAGATGTAACCTTACCAAACTGGTTTGGTGTAACAGTACCCGTAGCACCATCTCCACCGCCACCACCAGATATAACAACGTTAGCATCATTGAGGTCATAGTTTCTACCTTCTCGGGTAATAACCAGACCTGTCACACCACCAGTAACAGGGACTAATTCTGATCCAGAGCCACCGCCACCTTCAATAACAGCACTAGTGCCGTCAAAATAATTATCACCCAGAGTTGTCATCTGGATATAGTCTATTCCACCAGTTGCATTTAAAAAAACTTTTCCTCTTGCACCAAGATTACCTGGATCTGTACTTTCAATCTTTAAACGTAGAGGGTCGTATCCTTCGCCAGGATCTAAGATTTCAACAGCAAGTATTCTATTGTCTTGGATTATAGGTCTTAAAACTGCCTCCCTTAAAGGAGTACCTGAGTTTTGTATAGTTAACTTAGGAGGGTCATTAGCATCATATCCGTCCCCACCGTTCTCGACAAAAACCGCCCTGACTCCAAACACACTGTTGAATTCGGGTCTAATAATTGCACCAGAGCCAGGAACTGTACGTGTCATACTACTACCATGTCACCTTTCATACCACCATGTATGGTGCACTGATAAACGTAAGTTGTGCCTGCACTCAATGTTTGTGGCACTGTCCAGAATTGGATACCTGATTGAGATCCACTAACACCATCAGTTACAGCAGATCCACCATCTGATACTCTAAGAGCAAATGGGTGACCACCACCTGTTGTGTTATTGAATCTATAAGTAAATCCCCTATAGACATATATTGTAGGATTGTTTGTACCAGATGGCAAACCACCACCATCAAATCTATAACCATTAGATAAATCACTAGTGATTCTAAAACTAATAGTTGGAGATTCAGTCGCAATGAATTGTGATCCATCATAGACTAGGTTGTCATTCTCATTTGCTGAAGGGAATGACGCAGTATTTGTAATTGTTAGAGTTGATCCACTGACTGCTGTAGTAATACCTGTGCCACCTGCAATAGTCACAGAGTGTGTAGCAGAGGCAGCAGTTGTAGTGCCACTATCAGATGCAATCGCTTGGACTGCGTTTTGGACAACATTAGGTGAGTCGTTAGTAAATGTAATAGCACCTGCACTTAGGTTAGTGCTAATACCTGTGCCACCTAAGAAGTTAAGTGAGTCAGTAGTTACTGTTGCAGTTGTGCTACCGTTGTCAGCACCAAATGTATCAAACAGATTTTGGTCAGCAGCACCAAGTGTACCTGTCATAGTAACTGTAAGTGTATCTCCCACTAATGCAGTGGAGATGTTTGTGCCACCTACAATGTTAAGTGTGTCATTTGCAGCAGACGCTGTTGTTGTGCCAGTGTCACCTGTGATAGTTTCAAATAGGTTTTGAGTTGTGCCACCACCACCTGTTGCAGTCTCATCATTAGCAGGCTCCCATTTAGTAGATGTGCCATTCCACTTTAATACTTGACCGTCAGAAGGTCCTCCATTTACTGTAGTATCTACATCAGTTAGAATAGAAATACCATCATTAGCATCAAGTAGAGAGATCCAGTTACCGCCATGTGCAAAGTAACCTTTACCTGTATCATGGACGTGTGCAAACATACCATGGTGATCTGCTGCAGCAGGAAGGTCTCCTATTAAAGAATACGCTGCTTCATACTTTAGATATCCGTCTGCACCGTCAATATAAACTTTTCTACTACCTTGACTACCTGCCTTAAATTCAATATCTCCTGTTGTATCTGGCTCAATAACAATATTTCCTGCACTCTCAGAAATAATTTTAAATGCTTTGACATTAAGGTCAGCACTTAATGAATCTAGGTGTGATTCAGTAAAAGCTGTGCCAGTCCATCGTAGTACCTGATCGTTAACAGGTGCTCCGATATTTACTTGTAAGTTGGTATCATTTCCTAGGTTGGTGTATAACTCATCGATAACGCTATTTAATTTAATAGCACCATCACGCAGAGTATCACCAGTGCCGTCATTCGCAGAAGATCCAACTGATAAATTTTGCTTAGCCATGGTAGGTAGTTTTCTACAGTGTTATTTAGGTCGCATCGTATGTAACTGCTGTGCTGTCATACTTCACTGCAGTGGATGAGAAGTCAGTATCACCTTGTCCACCACCAAGTCCCGATACAGACAGTGTGGCAACAGAAGACATTAGAGGTGAGTTACTTGCATTATTAGCGGGTGAAGGTCCTCGTAATTCAACTTTATACTTATAGTTGGACATATATCCCAACGCAGTAAATGATAGTGAGTTACTTGTTGCTCCAGTAACTGCAGCGTATGCAAATCCACCATCAGTTGATCTATACCACTGATAGGAAATAGGACCAGGTACTGGTGATACCTGTGCTTGGACTGTAAACGTGACAGTTGTGTTGACTGCTGCTGTGCCACTTTGAGGTTGTGCAGTAATCTGTAATGTAGGTGTAACAGGAGGTGCACCGCCATCTCCACCACCCTGTGAAGGAGGTGTTGCTGCTCCATTATTAGCAGGAGCATTTAAACTCTCTCTACTAAAGGTGCCAACCATATATGGATATGCTGCTTCACCTGTTGCATCAATAGAAATGAAGTATGCATAAGTCCCATTAGGAAACTCAGGAGTTACACAATATCTTCCATTGTGCATATCCAAATCACCAATACCATCAACATATTCCCAGTCCTGTATCAAAGATCCTGCAGGAGGGTTTTGTGCTGTAGTGCCATAATCAGGTCTTCCTGCTGTTTCAATATTTTTTGTCCTATAACTAGATCCCATAAACCTAGTTGTTTGGGACGCTGTAAACGGCACATCATATCCGAAAGGTCCATAAACAGGAAATCCGTCAAAACAATATCCTAAAATTTTACTATGTCCATCAGGATGACGCATGTTGTCACCATTAAACTGACTGCTTCCATAGTAATCGTTATAGTTTGCCATGGCAGAATTCTGCTTCCAACAATCTATAAAATGAGTATCATGATAGTGATACTGTCCTGTTGACTCTGGGTGTCCTCCACAAGAGTCATCACCAAAATCTACAGGTGAGCTAGGATAATGTGCATTCCAATTAAATCCAACAGGAGGGTTGCCTCCATTACCTGCACTAGGATTAAAGAATACAACACCGTTAGCAGCAATGCCAATAGATCCAAGAGGAGTCTCTATACGTCCATTTCTTTGATCGTAATATGTGTATGTGCCTGTTGGTATTGTTTGTGAATCTGCAACAATGAGATCTAATCTTTGGTCTGTGGCGAGCCAGCATTCTCCTGCAATGGACGTAAATGTTGTCCCTCTAAATATAAATCGTTGTTTCCTACCGTCACTAAAGACAAACATAAGATGATCGCCAGGAGCAATAGTTTGGGCAGCAAATAAGGCATTGTCATTAGTTGATATATTTACAGAGATAACAAAACCACTTTGGAAGTATGTGTTATCATCAAATGTCCTCTCTACACCAAACTCTCCACCACGGTAAGTAAACGAATGTGAGAATGCCTGCTCAGTAACACCATTCGGGTTATTGAGATTAGGAAAGGTACCGTAACTAACTGGATCAGGAAGACCATCACCAGTTACGGATATCACTTTCGTGCCAGAGTTATATGTTGCTGTAGCGGTCATGCGTCGTCGAAGATCTGATCAGGAGTGAAGTTTGATATCACCGTGGTGCCAATCTGGACAGACAGGATAGCAGAGAAGGAGTAAACAGGTGTTGCACCTGCTGCAGTTATCGCAACTCTGTATTCGTCACCATCATCTTGTTGTGTTGTAGCTCCAGTAGGATATGCTAATTGGTTACCACCGATAATATTAGTCCAAGTGGTTGTGCCGTAATCCTTCTTCTGCCACTGATAGTTGAGTGTAGTAGTATTTAGGGCACTATCGGATGCTCTTACAAAGTCAGCGACAACAGTGAATGTAGCAGTCTGACCTTGGTTAACAGTTACGTTAACAGGATTGATGTTGATTCTGATTAGACCATCTTCAACAACGATTGGGTTACCCTGTTGATCGATACCTTCACCTGCGTAGACATCAAATCCATTATTTACAGGTGATCCTGTAGGTGTGACAAAGGAATCTTCAACAGTTGTTTCAGCAGCGACTAGAGGTAGTGAATAACCAACACCAGGTGTCCTAACATCAATTCTTTGGATACCCATCATAGGCGACAATCTTGCATCAAAACCAGTAGAAGAAATAACTTCAACGTTAGGTTTAGAGGTGTAACCATCGCCAGGATTGGTTATGGTAGCAGCGATAACTTGACCACTAGTGATGTTTGCAAGTGCCTCTGCATTTCTACCCTTAACTGATCCTGTATATTCAAATGTAATCAAGGAGTTAGAAGATTCA